GACGTGGCTTGAGGCCATGCGATCCCAGTACGGCGAGAACTCGCTGTGGTGGTTGTCTCACGTGCTGGCTCTCTTCCCCGGAGAGAGTGACGACACGCTCGTGCTCAAGGCTTGGATCGACTTGGCCTCCAAGATGGTCCACGTCCGATCGGGGCCGACTCGGATCTCGATCGACTTGGGTTTGGGTGTCGGTGGTGGTGACCGCACTGTGATCGTGGTGCGAGACGACAACGGCGTGCTGGAGATCGCCCACAGCCGAAACTGGAACCTCGAAGTGACGGCATCCCGAGTTGCTCTGCTCGCTCAGAAGCATGAGGTCGATGGCAAGCGGATCTCGTGGGACGCGACTGGCATAGGTGCCGACTTCTTGAACCGCCTCAAGGCCGTCGGCTTGGTCGGTTGTCGGCCCTACATGGGCGGCTTCGGTGGACCCAACATCAGCTTTGCCAACCTTCGATCGGCTTCGGCCTGGGCGGCTCGCCGTCGGCTCGATCCCGAGACGATCTTGGGCAAGTCGGACGGCGTCACAGTCGCACGAAAGCAACATCCGTTCGCAATTCGTCCCGAGCATGCCCAGCTCCTTCGCGATGAAGTCTGTGCGCATCGCTACTCGCTCGACCCGTCTGGAGCCATCTGCTTGGAGCTGGGCGAAACGATCCGAGCACGACTTCGCCACTCGCCAGACTTTGCCGACGCGTTCTTTCAGTCCTTCGCCTTCCCAGGATGAGCCATCATGCGAGCCAAATCACTCGCTCAGATTGCCTACGAAGCCTACTGCAAAGCTGTCGGTGGCAAGGCCTTCAACGGCGACGATCTTCTCGATTGGGGCAAACTGCCCACCAAGATCAAAGACGCGTGGCTCGACTCAGCCGTGAGCGTGGGCCTCACGATTCGCGAGCGTGACAAGTTTACGGCTGAGCAGATGGTTGGTGCAACTGCAGACCTTAAGCGGAGCTGACCGTGGACATTCTTCAAGACATCCATTCTGAGATCAGAGCTGGGCTCGAAAACGAGCGTGATCGGCTCCGCGATGCGCACGACAATCGTCGCTTCGCCGATGGATGCTTCGAAGAGTACCCCACACGGCCCGAGAACAGCCCTCATCAGCGACTCGACTATCGTCGCACATCCATGATCATGCAGAGAATCATTGATGTGTTGACGGCTCATCTCTACAAGGCCAGTCCCACGAGGCAGGTTGATGGCAATCCCTTGGCCACTGAGTGGTTGGAACGGGTTTATCGACGTAATGCCATGTTGCCTATGTGGCAAGAGGCCGATCGACTCAGTCACGTGGGTGACTTCTGTGCCTTTCAGTTCGCAGGGGACGAAGATCCCCAAGCCCCAGTCAAAGTCCACCTTTGGGGAGCCGATCAGCTCTGTGTATGGCTGGACCCTGATGACCAAAAGCGTCCGCTCGCGGTGGCGACGCTCGATCGAGTTGATGCTCGCCGAAGACTCACGCTCTGGAGTGCCGAAGAGAAGTCGATCTTCATGACCAAGAAGGTGAGCCCTAACCAGACGGCTGGAGGCACTTCCTACGAGCTGGTCGATCAGATCGAGAATCCCTACCGCAAGCCCGACGGCGAAGGCGTGATCCCATTTTCATTTGTGCACTACAAGTTTCCAGCCACTGACTTCTATACGCGTGGCCCTGGCAATCATCTCAGAGGTGTGAACGAATATTGCAACTTTGATCTCGACGACATAGGGGATGGCAAGCGGTATCTGAGCAAGCCGATCGGAGTGGCTGAAGGGGTCGACGAGGGCTGGAGTCCGCCGTCGGCTGTGAGGCCGGGCATGTTCATCAATCTCGACACGAACACGCTCGATTCGATGGGCAATGCGGTCAAGCCGTCGCTCACCTATCTCACGGCCGATTCGAGCTGGCTTGGAGCGAACTGGAGCGACCTCAACTCGTACATCGACCACTCGCTTGAGATGGCTGGAGTCCCACCCGGCACGATTCGACTGAGCGCGTCAGCCAGCTCTGGCATCCAGATCGTCGCTGAGCAGCTCCCCTTGCTCGCTCTGGCCGAGAAACGTCGCACGCCGTTCGCGTTCTACGAGTCCGAAGCCGCTCGGATCGCGATTTTGGTCGGTGCCTCACACAGACGGAACAACGCGGCCACGGACCTCACGCTTGAAGCTGCCTCCCATGATTTCAGCCTCTCACTCGGATGGCCGAATCTGTTCGTCCCATTGCCGGGCCCAGAGAGAAACAACGACTTCGATTGGCTTCTTGAGCATGGTCTCACGGACAAGGTCGAGATCCTCATGACTCGCGAGGGCATCACTGAGGATCAAGCCTACGAGCGTCTGCAGAAGGTTGCCGAACGTAACAAGAAGCTTGAGGCGATGGGCATCGAGCCGAATTCTTCTGGGATCCAGAAGGCCCAGCTCGCGGCTCAGTCTCAAGCCAAGGCCCTGGACCATCAGCCGACGGCCAACGTCAACGCGTAACCCAATCACTCCCCTATCCTTTGTGAGTCGATCCGATGGCAGATGAATCAACCTCCTCCAGCTCGGGCAAGAGCAGCAAGTGGGCTCTCCGCGTTGGTGAAAAGATGAGCAAACTCACGCGTGCCAAGCGTGATCTCGCCAAGCAGCTCGCTGACACCAAGGCTGAGCTTGAGAAGGCTCCCAAGGTCGAAGACTTCACCAAGCTCCAGCGTGAGGTGACCGCCTCGAAGCATCGCAAAGTCGTTGAGAAGGCTGCCACCGAGCTGGGCCTCGATCCCGATCGGCTCGACGATCTTTTGAAGCTCTCCGACTATCAGGCTGAAGGCGAGCCCAACCCGACGCTGATCAAGGCCTTTCTGGGCAAAGCATCAGAGGGCCGAGACTGGGCCAAGGCTCAGACGAAGTCCGTGGCCGGTGACGAGTCTGGCGACGATGGCGATGGGGATGGTGATGGTGGCTCGACGCCTCCTCCATCGGTCTCCAAACTGCCCAAGGGCGAAGGCCACGGCAAGGGCAAGACTGACAAGCTTGTCGGTGGCTTGAAAGTCACCCAGTCCCAGCTCAAGAGCCCCGACTGGATTCGAGCCAACAAGGCCGAGATGCACAAGCACTCCGCGGCTGGCACACTGACCATTCTCGACTGATCTGATCGACCCGCCTCGCTCCCCTCTGCCTTGCTCCCACCTCTCGGCCCGTTCGCGGCCACGTTCCTTCCCACACTCACATCTCGATTTCCTCATGAGGGCTCACGCCGATGGCTAACCCCACCTCAGGTCAATTCCAGACCCTTGTCGCGGCCGCGAATATCGCGAGCCAGAATCTGAAGTTTTCGAATCAAATGCTCAGATCGGTCTATCTGGATTACAAGCCGATCGCTCAGACGCCAGGCGCTACGGTAACGCTCAACGTCAACATCCCGACCGTGAGTGAGGGCGACACCCAAGACATCGGTGGCGGACCGCTCCAGCCCACGGACTACGCCTACACGTCGACCTCGATTCCGTTCAACCACAACGACTCGACTTCGTTCGTGGTCAAGAACTGGGATGAGATCCGGACTCCAGCCGATCTCTCGAAGATGTTCATCAAGCCACGGCTTGAGTCGCTCTTGCGGAAGATCAACCGTCGGCTCGCGAACCTCGTCACGGCCACGAGCTTCAACAGCTACGCGGCCATCACTGGAGCTGGCACTGCCAAGTTCTCGCGTGCCGATCTCGGTGCCGCTTGGGCCTTGCTGGCGAACAGCGGAGTCAACATCGAAGATCCTGACAACCTCTTCTTGGTCGTCACCCCGACCGCGTACAGCAACATGATGGTCGACACGACCTTCTACTACGAGAACATCGTAGGCGTCGAGGCGAGCGTTCAGGCCACCCAGAAAGCGATGATCGCTCCGCAGTTCAACGCGAGCATTCGTTGGGATCAACAGATCCCACAAGCGACTGGCCCAGTCGAGGCTGGCTTGTTCTTCCACCGCAACGCGATCGCGATGGTGACCACGCCTGCGATCCAGGCCAACGATCCGTCAGTGAAGGAGACCTTGCTTTTCCCAGTCGAAGGCGTCGATCTCCCAGTGCTGCTCCAGATGCAGTACAGCATCAAGGATCAAGGCACGCTCGTGAACATGATCTGCTGTCACGGTGAGACGGTCGTGCGTCCCGAGCACGGCGTCTTCATGAAGGCTTCCTAAGCCTTCGAAATGGTCGTGATCGATCTCGGCGGACGGCTCGCGATGGGCCGTCCGATTACCTCACTCGCATGCTCAATTGACAAGGTGACGATATGGCAACTGGTGACCGCATCGACTTGATCGACCCGAAGTCGTTGATCCCGATCAACGGCATCTTCAACGAAGTGCCGCTCGTCTTGAGCGGCGTCTTCGCTGGTGTCCCACTGCCCAAGTCTGACACCGTCGGTTACGTCTTCGAGAGCCGGATTCCGACGACTGGCACTCCGCTCTCGACTGGGCTCACGTTCTCGATCCCGGTCGTTGATGACCCTGGCAACCCGGATGTGGGCAAAGTCGTGAGGCTTGGCATCACGGTCAAGCGACTCGTCGGTGGAACGAGCGATTACTCGCTTGCGAGCGCTGCAACGGAAGTCTTCGCGACCGTCACGACCAACGCCACGGCTGGTGTGATCGTGCTCAGCTCGGTGGCGATCGCCAACGCAGCTCTTCCAGCCTCGCTCGCGGCTGGTGATCGCTTCTTGGTACAGATTCGCCGCAACGGCACGAACGTGGCCGACACCCATCAAGGCCGCGTGCTGCTCGGCAAGATCACGGTCTCTGACACCTAAGCCAAACGACTCGAATGACGGCACGCGTCGTTCTCGGACGCGTGCCGATCCATTCTCCGGGCTTGATGCGTCCACCTCATAAATTCGAGGTCGAATTATGGCAATGACCATACCCCACGAGGGCGAAGTGCAGCTTCTCACCGACCTCTTGGGCGGTGGCTCGCTTGAGAACTGGACGCTGAAGCTGTTCGCCTCGAACACGACTCCAGCTCTCTCTGACACGTCGGCCACATACACTGAGGCGAGCTTCACTGGCTACTCGGCCAAGACGCTCACTCGCTCGATCGGAGCGAGCACTTGGAACACAGTGACGACGGCTGGAAGCGTCCTTGAGTCAGGTTGTGCCAAGTCGAGCTACGGCTCGGCCGTCCAGAGCTGGTCAGCCACGTCGGCCCAGACGATCTATGGCTATTACTGGGTCGGTGCCACGTCGGGCAAAGTGATCGCGGCCGAGCGGTTTGCCAGCTCGATCTCGCTCGTGAATCCGTCGACGCTCACCTTCCAGCCGTCGATCGAACTCGCCACATAACATAAGCCGTTACCGTGTTACCGTAACGCGATAACAAAGGGGTGTCACCTTGGGTTTTCAAGCACGAACTGGGACATGGGTCTCGACATCGACCCCCATTCGAGGGGCTGCAGTTAATCCCGACGGCCACGCGATCGGGATCTATCAGAGGGCCTCACGCGTGCCGATCTATGGCGCCGACGGACAGGTCGCCACTTACGACGCCTTGCCCGAGCGAGTCACCTTCGTCCGGCCCGACGGCCGCACTTTGACCACGCTCAACGCTGATGGCAGTGCCGTAGTTGATGTGCACGTCGATCCCGAGCTGCTCGCCGATCTGGTCGTGATGACAGACCCTACCCACGTCCCTGGCGGTCGAGCTGCTCATCTTCCTGAAGGCTCGACGCTTCCAGTCTGATCGATCGGAGGCACTCGTGAGAGCGACCACGGCTGGGCTTTGTCTCGTGACTCTTATCGCACTTTTGCTCTGGGATGTCTTCGCGATGGTTCGGTCGGGCCCAGAGGCAACGATCTCCGTCGTTGTGCATGACTTCGCCTCACGCAACCCGATCGTACCGCTGTTCGTCGGCATCGTTGTCGGACATATCTTCTGGCCAGTCGGAGGAGGCAGACAGTGAAATATCTCGGGATTGCTGACACTGCCACGCTCCGCACTGAACTGGCAAAAGGCGTCTACGCTGCTATGTCGGACCAAGAGCGATCCGACTATCTCCACCGTCCCGAAGGCACGATCGCCAACCCGATCCCACAGCCTCAAGTCCCCATCGTGATGGATGTGACGAGCCTCTTGAGCTTGCTCACCGACGCCAACAATCACTCGATCGCCAAGCTCGCTGCATGCCCATCAGCTCCAAGCTTGAGAGACGACGTGCTCGCTCAAGACCTACCACGCGTGAAGTCGTGGGCCGAGTTTTTTGTCGGGGCTGGAATCATCACAGTCGGCGAATATCAGAGCGTGAACACGTATCTGAACTCGATTATGCTCGACCCGACCTGGTCGAGCACGATCCCAGCTCCGTCACCATGCTTCCGCCTGTTCGGTGGCAAGACTTGGAAGGCTCCTGATGGATCAAGCGTGAACTTTGTGACCATCGAAGATATCGCATCGGCGAGGAGCTAATACATGGCCGCTCCAACGATGACCCTGAATGCTGCCGGAAATATCCGCAGCTCTGCCTCGCTCGCTGCTGGTGCAAACTCCACTTCGAGCACGTTCAACGTATCGACCAAGTTTGCAGCCCAGATCCAGATCGGTGCAACCTTCGGAACCTTAGCAGCAACCAACGGCCTACAGATCGACATATTCCGAGTGATCGGATCAACCCCCGTCGTTGATAACATCCCGATCGTTTCATTTGTGATGGCTGGAGTGGCATCAACCGCTCGTGCCCTGTCCGTCGAACTCTCGACGGGGCAATACCAGATCAAGTTCACCAACCTTGATGCAACGAACGGATTGACACTTGTCTACGCCACGGCTGACACCATTGACACGGTAGCGTAATGAACAGTTTCGTCGCCTCGAAACAATTCTTGCAGAAGCCCACGCGAGGTGCCTTGCTCGATTCAGGGGCAAGCCTCAACCGTGGATGCGTGTTTCGAGCGATTTTCAACGAAAGGACTGGGCCACCGTTCGACCTTATTTCTCGAACTTTCGGAAGTTTGCAGAGCACTGGGGCCAACCTTCCCACGTGGCAAGCTGCCAAGATTCCCCCTCTGCCCACCGTCTATTCTGCCACTGTGGCACAGACCATGGGGCCATGCCTTGGAACCGACGGATCCACAAATTGGATTCAATGGCCAAGCACGATTCCGGCCGCGAAGCTTGTCACGCCTTTGACGGTTTTTGTCCGCGTTTATATTCCTGCCTGGAATGGCACAGCATCTGTGATTTCTTCCGACGACAGCAACGGCGTTTGGTTGATTATTAGTGGCCGCTCGCTCGTCTACCGAATTGGCGGAAGCTCGATATTCAGTTGGGCAACTGGATTCACGACCACGGCTGATGGCTGCTGGGTAACGATTTCGGTAAGTGACAGCGCTAAAGCGCAGACGCTCTATTGTAATGGCGTACCCGTCGCGACGAGCGCCACGACGACCACGTCGCCAACGGCGGCTGGGACCATGTTTTTCGGCACGCGTGGCACGGCCCACACGTTTATAGATTCCCTTATATATCACGATGCTGCTCTGTGGAATCGAGTGCTTACCGACCGTGAACACTGGCTGATCGCCAACGATCCAACTTGGGGATTCCTGCAGCCGAACACTCGCCGATTCGCGACCTTCGGATCGGCCTCGTTTATCTCGGGCTGCCTTGGCGGTTGCCAACTCGGCGGCAACGGAGTCACGACCGTCACCTTCCCCACGCTCAACTCGGGCGGTGTCTTGGTCGGTGGCACAAATATCTTGTCCTTCGGATTCACAGTCTCGACCAGCTCTCTCGGTGGAGCGTTAGCCGGCGGAGCCAACGCGAGCGGCTTCACTTTCGCCGCAACCACCGCTTCGTCCGGTGGCTGCCAACTCGGCGGATTGAACGCTTCGGATTTCGGCGTCACGTTTCGACCCTACAGTCTCGGCGGCATCTTGGTCGGTGGCACGGCCACGCTCAGCTCAGCCTACGTCGAATGCACAACCCAGCTCACGGCCGTCGTGACCGAACAAGACACGTTCCTTGACGAGCGATGGTCGACGGTCATTCAAGCCACGAGCCAGGTCGATCCCGAATGGTCCACCATCACCCCTAACTGATCGAGGCACACATGGCGGTTCAGCAAGTGCTTGAACTCGAACAAGGGGCTCGTGGTGTCTGGACCATCACCCTCTCCGACTCACAAGGCGGCTCGCCTTCAGGCTTAAGCGGTGCCGACTCGGTCTCGGCCGCGATCTGGAATGGCGACGACGGAGCTGTGCTCGCGACTCCTACGTGCGTCTGGGCCACGGCTCCCACCTCGCTCACGCTCACGATCACCTCGACCGACACAGCAAGCCTCACAGCTCAGCCTTACCCGATTCGTGCTTACATCACGCACTCTGGCCAAGTGATCCCAGCTTGGCGAGGTTGGCTCGATCTCAGATCTACGCCTGGCTCAGCCACTGCCAAGCCGACGTACAGCACGTTCTCTGATATGTGTCTGTACGCTGGTGATTGGATTCGCAAGGTGATGATCGAGACATCCGAGAGCGGATTCCAGACAGAGCGAGCACGCGCTCGAACGCGGCTTGAGGAAGTCATCCTCGCACGCTATCGACCTTCAGCCTTCATGTATCGAGCAGACCTTTCGCTCGGTGGCTATGGCACGAACTTCGCCCCCGAAGCTCCTAACCCTTGGCTCAAGACTCAGCTCGCTGCCAACTATCTGATCGTCACAAATAAGGTCATCGAGATCTGTTCGCGTCTGGCCATTTATTACGCGTGCACACAGTCGCTCGGCACTCCGGGCAAAGACAACGTCTACGAGGCTGAAGGCATGAGGCAGAAGGCCGAAGCTTCACGACTGTTCAAGTCGTATGTCGCCGAGATCGACATCAACTCGGATGGTCTGCCCGACCTCACGATCAATTGTGGCGTCCTCAACGTGAGGAGTCTTCGCTGATGCCACTCGCTGGACTGCCACTGCTACCTGACGAACTCTCGACGGCCTGGCTCGGCTTCGTGGCGATCTTTCGCCGCAACGCCAAGCTCAAGTCGATCGGTCTGCAGATCCACTCGTGGACTGGTGATCCGACCGACTCTGACGAGCCAGGCGAAGGCAATCTGCCATGGCTCCGCATGACGCCTCAAGCCGAAGAATCGAGCTGGGGACCACAGCGGACTTTGTATTGTCCGATGCTCGTGGAATTCGACATCGCTCTTGATGGCATCGACCTTGTCGAAGGCATGAGATTCTGGTCGCTCATCGTCTCGATCATCTACGGCGTCCGCAACGACTCAGCATCAACCGCAACGGCCAAGGCCGCTCTCAATGCGGTCGGGATCTCGGCCGTCGACGTGGTTAAGCCTGGCTACGGCCTGAAGGCTGAAGCCAAAGACAATCAGATCATTCAACGATTCCAAGGCATCGTCCGTCTCCAAGTCTTCCAGTGCGCCAACGGCGTTCTCTCTTGAGGCTCAAACTCATGTCGGTCACAAGCCCATATCTCTTCAAAACACCCCGCTCGTCGGGCCTCAATACCAAAGCGCTCAAAGCCGCTGCCTTGCACTTCGCGAGCAAGCTGGTCGAAGGCGATGAGGTACCAGTCGGCACCTATGACCTCAGTGGCGTGAGGCTCGTGATCGATCTCGGTGAAGGGGCTGTCGTAGTTCGTGGGCCGGGCGACAATGGCGATGGTTTCGACAAGGCTGGAGCGAAGAAGGTCGTGGTCTCCCACGAAGCCTTGATCATGTTGCTCGATCAAGCTGGGCTGCTCAAATCGCTCACCGCCGAAGAGTGGAATGCCTTCGCGGCCAATGCTGTAAAGACGATCGGCAAAGGTCGAATCAGTAACAACGGAGCGGCTGCAATCATCGCCGTCGAGTTGCTCAGCAAGACTCTCACCGAGGGCGCTCCTTCGACGAAGCGTAAGACCCCAGCCAACCGACTCGGCACCGAGCATGCGTCCGTCCGCGTCTCGCTCGCGAGCGATCTGGAGTAAGACCCCATGGGCAGGATTCTGGACGCACTGAGCAGCTTCCGTGATCGGTTCAAAAGTCAGCGATCGAAGAACCTCACCGAAGCTGCTCAGTATCTCGAAGGGCAGTGGAAGCAAACGTGCTCAGTGCCTGGCACGAAGGAATCCCCTGCCCGGCCTGGCTCCGCTCCTCACATGGTCCAGGGCGGCATGATGCGAGCCCTCAAGGTCGTGCCCAACACGTCGACCATGACTCTGGAAATGCACTACGGATCGAGCGTCGCGAGCTATCAAGATCACGGCACGAGCAAGATGGCCGCTCGACCTCACAGAACGATCACGCTCGATAAGTCTCGACCACAGCTCTTCACGATTCTCGGCAAGAAGAAATAGGAGGCTCTCTTGGCTGTCAGCGGAAATCTAACGGCGGGGATCTCCGTGTCGGAGAAGATCACGCCCACGACGATCGAGAGCATTGCGAGCCGAGCCATCAAAGCTGGGCAGACTTCGATCACGCTCGACGACGGCACGAGTGACTTTCAGTGCAAGTTCATTTGGTCCGATCGCCTCGCTCTCGCGGCCACGACGAAGACATACGACCTCACAGCCTTGCCAGTACCCAACGTGGCTGGCTACGGAACGGGCTCACCGATCATCACCTTGGCCAAGGTTAAGGCCATCTATCTGATCAATGAATCGATCACTGACGGACAGATTCTCTACTTCGGCAATGCTGGATCGAATATCTGGTCAGCATGCTTCGACACTTCGACCAATCGTGAGTTGATCATGCCTGGCTCGCCGATGCTCAAGTCCAACCTGATGGCCCAAGGCTCCAACCCTTGGACCGTCGATGCGACTCATAAAAATATCAAGATCGACTCTGGAGCCAACACGATCACATACACGATCGTGATTCTCGGCTCTTGATCTGATCTCGCCTCTCGCCTTGCTCCCACCCACCTCTCGGCCCGTTCGCGGCCACGCTTCACATCCCACATCACACCACATCAGCGAGGCACACCCATGGCATACACGGCCATTGCACCGACTTACGTTAGCGGCTATGGCGGAGCTGTGCTGATCGACGCGACGGCTCAGCCGATTACCGATTGGGACGGCAACCAGCAAGTCGGCACATTCGACGCCACCAACTCGACGAGCGGCGGCAACGCCTCCCCCGAACGCACAATCATGTCCATGACTGGATCATTCACGTGCGTCTGGCCAGTCACGGCTGGATATCCCCCGATCGCCGCGGGTGAGATTCACATTCTGAAGCTGCTCGTTCAGACGGGCTCGTTCTGGCAGTTCAACGCCCTCATTACTGGCGTGTCTCCCAAGCTCGCCGTCAACGGTGGCGTCACCTATTCCGTCACGTACATGAGCAAGGGGGCGATCACCGTCCCGGTCGCATAATCGGCATGAGCAACGACATCACCAAAGTTATTCCCTGCCCTATGCCCGTCAGCCTTGGAGGCATCACCGTCATGGTGTCGCCTCTGAGGCTGCGTGAGTTTGGTCAGCTCCAAGCGTGGCTCAATCGCGTCGTCCCCAATCCGCTCGAAGAGGCCCGAGACTCGATCGACGCGGCCGACGGCGATGCTCGTCTCGCTGTGCTTGGCGAAGTCTTGGGCAAGCTCGCGACGTGGCCAGTCCGCTATGGCTCTGAGCTAGGTGGCAAGCTGTTCTCGACCGAAGCTGGGGCTCGATTCTTCCTTGCTGTGGCCTTGTCTCGATCAGATGCCGATGCCACTGAAGAGCTAATCGTCCACCTCGTAAAACGGATCACAGCCGACGAGTGGCGACGGCTCTCGTGCGTGCTGTTCGCGAGTGATCCACTCGAGGAAGTGACGCGTCTGCTCGACACCGACCCGAAGCCACAAGCTCCGGGCGAAGATCTCAATTGGTCGGAAGCCTTCGCCCAAGTCGCCGAGAGCACTGGCTGGACCTTCGCGGCGATCGCCGACTTGACGCTCGCTCAGTGGTCCGCAATTCGGACTGGCGGCAAAGCGATCAACCCATTCGAGCCACGTCACGGTGAGAGCTATGCCGACGCCGATCGCCGACGTCGCAAGCTGCTCTATGGCGACGAGGCCTTCATCACTGAAGCCGAGAAAGACCAGCTCCGAGCCGCGGCGGCGTTGTTCCCTGGCCAGGCCGTCTTACCAGAGGGGATCTAAATGGGATTCTTCGGCGGATCGGCAGACGAGGTTTATCGCATTCAGGTCGAAGCCAATGACGCTGAAGTCAAACGGCTCAAGGATGCGATCGAGCAAGAAGAAGCGGCCCTCAAGAAGCTGATCTCAAGCTTCGGCATGGCGAGCCAGGCTCAGATCAAGTCTGACTCTGAGGTTAAGGCCTACACGGCTTCGATCAAGAATCTGAATCGCGAGCTGGCGTCCGTTGGCGGCTCGGGCGGTGGCCTCGATCAGATCGGCAATGGGGCTGGCAAAGCTGGCCAGAAGCTGGTGAATCTGGGTCGAATGTTCGACGACTTGCAATACGTCCCACAGCAAGGCTTGCGGCCGATCATCAATAACGTGATGGAAATGGTGCCAGCGATCGGCATGGCGATGATCGCGGTCCAGCTCTTGATCACGAACTGGGATAGCTTCTCCAAGCTCATCGGCATGGGAGCAACGAAGACTGAAGCCGAGCGAATGGATGAGCTGGCCAAGAGCACAAGTCGCACGGCCGACGAAACCGCTCGACTGGTCAAATACAAAGAACAGCAAGCAACGATTGAAAGTCAGCGTACAAGCAAAACGAGCACTCAAAAAAATCAGGCCAAAGGGGTTAACGAGGCCGTTGCCGAGACTGGTGTCGACAGCATCGTCAAAGGTTTAGTTGAAACAAATCGTCGTGGAATGATTAACGGAGACCCTGAAGCTGGAAAGCTAGAAGCCGCTTTTCAGACCCAAGTCAAAGGTCTGAGAATGTCCACGAATTACGCTATGGGTCAAAAGGAAGCCGAGAGTGCCTTAAGCGAATCACCAGAAATGAAGGCCCTGGAGACTCGGCTCGACCAACTTGCTCGCACTCAAATCGCCGACGCTGCCAACAGCCCCAGCAAGCTTGAAGATCTCCGCAATAAAGTCGCCAAGAATCCGAAGGCTTTCGGTAAGGGCGGTGCAGACCTTCTCAGCCAGCTCAATGCCTCAAGTGCTACTGGTCAAGCTCAAGACAAAGCTCTCGAAGCATTTCAGAAAGACTCGGCGTCTGATGCCAATCTCAGGATGAAGGCCGATGATCAGAAGGAAAAAGAAGCGAAAGAGCTGACCAAATCCCTCAACGAGCAAGGCAAAGCTTCTGAAGAGGCGATGAACCTCGAACGCGACAACAAGAAGAAAGCCCTCAAGGATCAAGTCGACGCTGGCAAAGACAGTGGCGTTATGGAGCCACTCAAGAATCTGATGATGCATGGCTTGAGCAAAGACGAAGCGGCCAAGATTCTCGCTCCGTCATTTGGCAAAGAAGCGGCTGGGTTGCTCGCCGACGATGCTCACGGAGCTGCACAGCGAGGTCTCGCGCATGAGGCCATCCAGCAAGCGAATCAAAAGGGCCCCAACTCCGAGACGGTGGGGTCGATGGAATTCGCTCGCAAGATTCAATCGGGAGTCAGTCCCGACAAGACACTTGAGAAGCAACTCGCTACCATGAACGCAAGTCGTGAGCTGCTCGCTCAGATCGTCAAAAACACCACGGCCGCAAAGAATCAAGCTCCAGTGCTCGGAAAATAACCCTCGTTTCCCACTACCGATCGAGGCCACTCGTGCAACTCAGCGACATCACAGTCCCGTTCACTTTGCTCAACAATCCCGACGGCACAGGCGCTGCGGGCGGCGAGTGGCACGTCGGCGGACGCACTGAGTACATGAGCTTCTTTGTGAAGTATGAAGATCTTGAAGAGTTCTGTTCGCAAGTGGCTGGAGTCCCCACAAGCTTCGGCACTGGCACTGGCGCAATCATCACTCAGCAAGTTCCTCTGCAGCATCCTCGCGTGAAGCGTCTGTACGCGTGCCAGATCGAGCACAAGGAAGCCACGAGCGACGAGTTTGTGACCACGTCGCGACCGTTCGCGGCTTGTCAGGTCACAGTGACATTTAAGGCCTTTGAGTACGATCCAGGGAACGGCGACACGCCCTGGATCAAGATCCAAGCTCAAGGATCTAGCGATATGATCACGCTTCCTGGCGTGCCGTTCGCTTTCAGCACTGGCGAAAAGATCGAGCAAGACATCGGTCGGATCGTCGGCCAAGTCGCTTTCCAGCTCACGCGATTCCAGATCCCTGACTTTGATCAGTGGTGTAGCGTGGCCATCCCCTTGATGGGATACGTGAACAGCTCAGCTCTCACGATCTCGAAGACAACCTTCGCGGCTGGGCTCGTACTCTTCCCCACGTTCGATCTCAGCTCGCAAACCAACTTCCTTGGCTCGCCTCAGACTCAGGTCACATTCCCGATCGTCTATCGAACGCTCAATTGGAATTACGGCATGCGATCGGATGGGGTCTATGATGCGATCACGCCATCGCCCTATCCGACGGCCGATCTGTCAGCACTCCTCAAATGAACGACACTAACCTCCCAAGATGGAAGGCTGGCACTGAGCTGGTCTCCGAGGATCTCAATCAGCTCTCGCGAGCTGGCGACACAGCCCTCTCGTTTTCAGTCGATGCCTCGACTGGTTTGGAGTTGGTTCGGCTGCCTCACGCTCGGATCTTGCGAGCGAATCGCAAGCTCGAATGCTGGGTCAAGATCACTGGGGGAGGCGCGTCGGGCATCTATGCTGGGACTGAGCAGCTCGAAGCGTCGGGCGGAACCTGGTCGAACGGCATACGGAGCTGGACGGCTGGGTCTGGTCTCTTACGCGAGAGTAACGGTCTGACCACTGTACCGATCGGTGGCACTGTGATCGTGCGAGCTTGGAACGATCGCTACTTCTGGAGGTTCGTCTATTGAACGGCGAGAACCTTCCCAAGTGGCGATCGGGAGTCGAGCTGGACTCGGCAAGCCTCAACGAGCTGGCTCGCGGTCTGGAGCTGGCCAACACGTGGAAAGTCGCCCCTGGCACTGGGCTCGTGCTTCGCGAGACTGGGCACGGCGTGCGACTTCATCGCGAGGCCGTCAAGCCGATCTGGGGCAAGCTCTCGGGCTCGACGTCGCCTTATACCTACGTCGAGCAGCTCGACGACGGCACTGGCACATGGGCCAACGGCACACGCTCTGGCACGGCCTACGAAGTGAACTCGACCGCATCGCTCGGTGGCAAGGTCGTGAGGTTGCATCCCGATCGCGTGGGAGCTTGGCGGTTTCAGTGGCACAAGAGCACGACTAGTGATATCACTGTTTGCTCATTGTGCACGCTTCCAACTGTGCTGCACGCGACCGGATCATATCAACAAGACCCAGGCGGTTCATTTAGCCCATGCAGCAACTCGGGCGGAACAAGCTACACGACGGTCCCCGTCGCATTCGACCTTACGTACACGCCAGGATCATTGCCTAACCCGGAATACCTTTCTTCGCTGATTACTGTCACGATGGAAAGATTTCTCATCTTTAATGCCCCTGCATGCTCCAGCACGGTTCAATATAAACTTGTGTTTACGCCCGCAAGCATCTCGGGCGGAAATTGTGCAAAGGTTGTGCTTTATGAATCGCTTGACGGAGGCGCATTCAAACAACCTACGGCTGGAACGCTGCCAGTCTATACAAGTTGCTCTCCGCTCAATTTATCTTTTGCGGGCGGGGGTGGCGTTGGCGTTGGTGGTGTTTATCAGCCGATCACTATGACGATCACTATATGATAACCCGATGCACACACTGCCCAGCCCATCTTGATCATGTTTGCTTAGCGCGTAAAACCGGGCATTATCGCTACTGCGAATTGGTTGTCAGTCATGAAGGCTATCGGGAGTTGGTTCGATCGCAAAGCGAGCCAAGCGACGGATCACCAATCGTAACGATGCAGGCCGAGCCGATTGATACCGTGAAGCTCGTAGCGATCGAGACTTGCGACTTTCGGAGGTCGGATTGCAACTGTCTGAGCAAGCCATCCGACTGCCAGCTTGGTGGTTATACGGCCCGTGTTCTATGTATGGATTGCAAGGAAATTACCTAGTAAATCTGACTTGGGCGGTATAATCGAGTCGTGCGTGACTGCCCACCCACTTCTGAGTCACACCGATGGGCGATCTCTGGTCGGTTTTGCCCGATCGGCTCTCGCACGAGCCAGATCCTGATTGTGATCACGAGTCCATCATTCGCCGTTTTGAAACACTCGCCAACGTCTGTCAAACCCACCAAGCCCAGACCAAAACATGCTCACGAAGGCACGGTTATCGACCGAATGTCGCGATCGACGTGCGTCGATACTTTGAAACCGAAGTGCTCGGCACGTCGGCACGTCAGATCGCAGAGCATGACGAGCTCAGTCTGAGAGCTGTGCAAAAGTCGATCCGGCGTGGACGCGAGGCCATCCAAGGCCAGTTCCAATCGCCGGATCAAAACCCCAAGCCAGGCTCGACAAAACAATCACCCAAGTGGTGATTTGGCAAAGATCTCACGGCCCAGCTCTTCAGCTCGTGCTGTGAGTCGCTTCGCTTGCACGTCGATCGCCGCAAGGTAGATTGGCAGCTTGAGATTGTCAGTCATTGGCAATTTTGCCGAGATGGCCGCAACGCACAAAGCGTGGAGGAGGTCGTTCAGCTCAAACTTCTGCGAAATTTCGTTGATCAGAACCAAGGCTTCGCATACTTGGTTTTGATCGAAACCGAGATCTCGATGCGATTCGTTCTGGTCGGCAATCTCGGCTTCGGTCGCTGGAATGTCGCGAGTCAGCCCGTATTGCTCGCACACTTTGACCGCGATCTCACGAATGTGCTTGGTGATGTCTTGAGACTCCATCAGCACATTGATTTGTCTGGATCGTTGCATGCGAATCATCAGCTCTGGCACATTGTTGCCACATGAGTCGATGAGCAGAGATGAGACGTGATTGAGTAACAGCCCAGCCGAGATCCCATCAATCACCATGTCTCGGGCAATGTCCTTTTGTCCGACAACCGCGTGGTAGACAGACATGATGCCTTTCTCTCGGCACTGAATAAAGTTCATGCGTTCTAGCTCCACAGAAAGCCTTGGTTGCTCTTCGATGCTCCACTCGCAACAAGCGGCGGAGCTGGTCTGGCCATGCGTGGTGGCATTGGCGAAGGTTTGGGCGGTGGTGGTGGCGGAGCCGCCTCAACGGTTGGTAGAACAACGCTCGGATCGTCAACAAAGCGAAGCCCGAGCATTTCGTTGCGAGCGTTGCAGATCAGCTCAGTGATCGACAGACGGCCATACTCGGCATGCTCAAGGCACTCGCTGAAGTCAGGCCTAGTCCAGCCTTCAGCCTCGATCCAGATCGAAGGCGATCGGGCTCGCTCTTGAAAAAAGATGACGTCTTCGAATCCAGGCACTCGCGGTGTCCATTGATTCCTCTCGATTGTGTCTAACGATTTCCGCTCTCGCTCTTCGATCAGTTCTCCGCTCGTCCATCGTTTACGCAGCGAGGCGACATAAATGCCCACGACATTCGGCTTGGGCTTGGTAGGCTTCGAGCGATCGACAATGGCCAAGCTCTCGCCAGCTCCGTCGCCGATCAGCCATTGGCCACGCATCGCGAGCGAGTAAATCACCCACGCTGGGATCGAGATCGGATTGCCTTCGACCAGAAGCGTGAGCGAGGTCTCGGCCTGGTCGTAACGAGCACGCGTCGTCTCGTGTCGAGAAATCCGCTCGAATCGACTCAGCGGTGGCACAGCAACGACGAGCGAGGCCTTGCTGCCTCCAGTCAGCTCTAGACCACCACCGACGGCATTAGCAAAGAACTGCTCGGCGATCGGCTCAAAGCTTTCGATAGAGTGGTCGGTCGGTCGCACTTCCCCTTCGATCCGATGGATCAAAACCACAGCTCGATAAATGGCCACGCTTGGCATGAAGTTATCCTTGAGGGTCGAACCGCTCGTCAGAAAAGTAGATCGAGATGATCACGATGCTGAACACCAAGGCGGCATACGCGAGAGCTACAAGCATGCGTCACACGTCCGCATCGCGAGATGGAATCCGATCCGAAAACAAAGCCCCATGATAGAGCTTGATGAGAATGCCGTGCGTACAGATGAGAGTCTCAGCGAACGGCACAAACGTGATGACGACGGGCGAGGACTCTGGACCATCGACCATCCAATAAGATCCCGCCTCAGTCGGAAGTCGCTTGCGAAGCTTACGGCCTTCAGGAAAGCCCGAAGTCTTGGCGATCGAAAGCATCGGCTCACCCGTAATACGACGAGAGGATTGAAGCCTTGCTGGCAAGGACTAGAAGCTTTCCGATGGTGTACTGATGGCCGTCTTCATCTTGTACGATGGTCGACCAAGGCTCTTTCGTCGGGTTGTCGTAAACGCACATTTCCTCACGAGTCACTCCAGTCTCCGCGATCGCTGTTTGGATCGCTCCCTCCCACGTCGGAGCGGCCCACACTTCGTCGTCACTGATGCGCCACGCGTGCAACCGTTTCGGATTGAGAATCCAACGCACAACACGACCCGCGTGATTGACCTTAGCTCGAACACGTTGAAGGCCCTTTTCCCATTTGAGCCGAGTGAGGAAAAGCTTGATCCGAAAACCGTTGACGATGTTCATGGGTTGCTCCCTGGTCTGGCTGGAATAGTTCAGCGGTTACTGATGCTCACGACGACACCGCAAAGATCAAACAGTGCCACAGCTTGCTCAGGGGTAAACTTGTCCGCTACGCGATTCACTTTGAAGGCCTCAAGCAATCGCCTCGCGGCTCTTAACAGAGCGTCTCGCTCGACTGTCACATGCGAGCCTTCAGCCTTAATCGTCGTGCAGATCGGCACAGCGATCGAGCCATGTCGCTCATGCATCATCACAGCATCTTGCGAAGCCGTGACGGAATACCAGACTTCGTTGTTGCCCTCCCAGACTCCACCATCTCGCCACACTTGTGGAGGATGCCAGATCGCGAAGAGCTGGGGTGGCAATGGAGGCGGTTGTAGGCCGGTTTCAGGCACGTAATCTCTCCTCTTAATCGTCGTGATGTGGATTGGCGGCTTCGGGGCTGTCAGGGTCAGGCTGATGTGATAACCACACCGTAAACCAGATTGCCGAAATCAGCCCCGCTGTGATCAGAATCGCTGTTGTCGTTGTCATGTCGTTTGCTCACTTTGCCACAAAGGATAGCTATCGCTTGAGCATGCCACTTCAACGTGCGGCTGAATTTTCTTAGTGGCGAATGCTCTAGTGAGGCAAACCACATAAGCTTCGCTGGTCGTTATGGTTTCGAACGTGCACGTCACTCCTTGGCCTTCAGTGACCACGACGGACACTTCCGTACCAATTGGGATGTTGCGGTTGAAGACGTTCACCAAGTCTTCAGACCATTGCTTGCGACTTAGTTCTCGATTGCTCAGATTTAGCAGCTTTGGCATTCTCCGCTCGTTTCTTCAGCTCGACGTGGAATTCGTCTCGTTGCTCCCAATACTCTCGGTACAGATCGAAGGCATGGGCTCGCGGAGTGATCGCGATCGCTTGCTCACCACTGCATTCTTCGATCACCCACCTCGATCCGTCTGGGATCGGAAGCGTCTCGACATAGCGAGCCAGCTCACCCCGCGAGGCACCACCTTGAGCCCAAATCCAGTGCGGCTCTTCGGTCCTGAAGATTGAGCCGAGCAGACCTGTCAAAGCAGACGTCCGACGACGGCCAACCCGGAAGAATCGCATGATGATGCAATCAAACCAAGGTTGCTTGGAGAGAGCTGGCTCAGCCATTGGATGACCTCAGTGACTTTCGTGATTAAGGGCTGGTATTCGCGATCGTCGGACCAATTCCGAGTAATGCTTCTCGGGCATCACGACGTAGAACTTTTCGTTCACGCACACAACCTTCGGTGGCGTGCAATGAGAAACCATCGTCTGCTCGCAAAACACTTTGCCGATCGCGGAGCCAGCGAGGAGGCCAGAGGCAAACATGCCGACTCCAAATGCCCAGATAATCATGCAAGACTCCTACGGTTGAATGTGCGGTTGAATGTCATAAGACATCGCGATGATCTGCTCGCTCAGATCTTTGAACTCTTTGAAGAGTCGCACTCGGCCCGCTGCGTAACTGCTCAGCAAATTGACGCGGCCTTCGCTGAGATCGCCTTCGTGGCACCGAAGCGTCATCAAGAGTCCGGCCGCGAGCCGTTCTGTGCGAGCGAGCTTGTCTTGCAACGACTCGACTGCGATATGCTCTTGGGTTTTCATAACGGTCGATCCTCGTCGTCAAATTTGTCGATGAAATCTGAAGGATGGACTGGCAAGCCACTGAGCCGACGGTGTTCGGTGTCAACAGCCTGGCTGTTGACTTTGTTCTGAGCGGCGAGCAGCTCGGCTGTGATCGCTCGACGCGTCGAGTAACTTCCTGAAGGCTCGTGGCTCACGAGATGCATCGCCGATCGGGCTGTCTCTTCGTCCACATATTGGATCGAGTGCACCGATCCCGCCGAGAAGTAAGTCGTGACGAAGTTCTCACTCAGACCACTCTCAAGGGCATATTGGATTGGGGTATCGATCCGACCGAGCTTGCCTCCAAATCGCTCCTCTTCGGTCAAGATGCCGACGAGCGTCTTGTGTCCCATCAATCCCACGATTGCCCATTGCTTTTCAATGCTCATCTCTGCATTACTCCGTTGTAAGGCTATTCGCGAAGCCTTGGTAAAGTGCGATCGCATCGTCCAGATCGCGACATGGATACTCGATAATCTTGCCAGCTTGCTCGACGATCACGGATCGCTCTGCCACGAGCAGAGCAGCTCCGTCGATCGTGATCAGATTTTGATGAACCGCCTCTTGGGCTTGCTCAACGCTCGCCTCTGCCTCTCCATGATCTGGCAGAGATGTTGTGCTTTTTCGTGGGCGATCCACTCGCGGAGATCGGCCTGAATGTTTGGCTCCGATGCGATCAGAGCGGCGGCGAGTCGTCGGATCACTGCTCTCCACATTGCTCCTCCTCAAGTAGCTCTCCGATCGAGCTGAAGGTTGTTGGGCATGCGTTGTAGATCGTGATGAGTTGACCTTCGCTTTGCTCATCGGCTGGAGCAATGGCACCGACAAAGACGTGCACACACGTCTCGTTATCTGTCCACCCTTTGAAGTGTTGGAGGGTGCGACCGCAAATCGTGGTATGTTTCCCGGTCGACTCCATGACGATGCGCATGGCTCACCTCCCATGTTTGGTAAGGGTTGCCGCTGCCTCGTCGCTCAACTCGTGCAAGCTTTTGGTATCTCCCGGAATGTCGACCTTGACCTTGCCCAACACCTTGAGCGTGAAGCCTGGATCGCTGCCAAAGTCTTCGATGTGCGAGCGAGTGAATGCGTCCAGAGCTGCAATGGCGTGCGACTCGGTCAGCCACAAGAGCACGGCTGGAGGGCAGTCTGACGACTCGGGAAAGTTCACGACCAAGAGCCCATGCTTGGGATCTCGGATCGCCCACGCGATCGCTGCCACGTTGGTGAGCAGAGATTCCTCGGAGACTGCCTGGCTCATATGCGTGTCCCTCGTACCATGTCGAATCGAGCTGTGACTCGATCGGCTGTCCTAAAGATCTGGCCATGTCGTTCCTTCTCCTCACGAGGCGGCAAGCACGTCGGGCAGACCAATCGTGCAGACTCCTTCCAGTCCAGCTCGCCTCGCTCCTTACATTCCTGCAACGTGAACACTTCCGAGCCGCAACAGCGGCATGGGCTGACGTCATCGCGATGCATGGCAAACAAGCCACTGGGCATGACGAGCCATTCGTTAGGATCGAATAGCTGAGTTTTATGGGACGGGAGACCTTTCGGATCTCCCGCCCCGTTGCGAGCCGTAACCACGGCCGTGGAATACGGCTCGCCAGTCTTGGGCGTGCTCATATGTGCCTCCAATCAAAGGCACAGTCAGATCACGCTTGGCGTTTCACAAACGAGATAATCTTGACCGCCTCTTTGAGCGAGGCGAGATCGTCTTCTGTGTAATGGGCGTAGCTCGTCTTGATCGTGGTATGACCAAGGTTTTTCGCGATCGTCGCTGGAGCGAGCTGCCAGAGCAGTTGGGCATGGGTGGCCCAAGTGTGTCGAAGCGAGAGCAAGGTGAAGCCTTCGACTCCCACCTCGATCGCCGCGGCCTTGAGCTGATTGAGCGGCTTGTTGTGTGCCGAGCCCTCGTGCCAATGCCCAGTCCCGAGACAGTTCGGAAACACCCACTCGGGATGGCCCGAGACTGTAAGCCAATTGTCCAAGATCTCGCGAAGCGCGTCGGGCATACCGATCGTCCGTTGCGATTCTTCCGTCTTGGTGCGTTCTTCGTCGGTCCACTCGACTTCGATCGTCTGAGCGTCGAGATCCAGATTCGAGATCTTGAGCTTGAGGCCTTCTGTCTTCCGTAGCCCCGTCATGGCCATCGTGGCCGCGTAGGCATACAGCCGATGGGTTTTCCAAGAGATCGAAGCATTCTCGCGTAGATGCTCGATCACTCTCACCACGTCGACGTAGGAATGATGACGTTTCTTTTTCTTGGATCGTTTCCCAGAAGCCTTGGGCACGAGATTCGTGGCGAACGGATTGCAGCTCAGAAAGCCACGTTCCTTGCCATACGTACATAATGTACGCATCGTCGATAGGTGCGTCTTCTGAGTGTCGTGAGCGAGTCGCGTCTTCTTGGGAGCGAACCACTCGGCGATCGCGACGGGCGTCACTTGGTCGCAGCTCGTGATGCCCATCGCCCTCAGCTCGCGAAAGAGCAGCTTCACACGCGAGAGAGACTTCTTGACGGTATTGAGGCCATAGATCGCCTCGCACTCGGCTGCCCAGACGTCGATACTCACAGACGTGGGACTGTCGGTCCCACCCGGAAGGGGGAAGCTCATGGATGGCTCCGTGCATAGGGGGTTGCGAGTCACCCCGAAGCATGGACCACGGCTTATGTTTTAGCAGAGTCGGAGGCGTGAGAGGGGGGAACCTTCGCATACACGATGCGTCACTTCCCCTACGACCCTCACAAGCGGATCTCGCATTTTCCGCTTCCCTCAGTTGCGACTCTGTACAGTGCTTTAGTGTGGACCCATAGAAGTCGAACATTCGCAATGCGAAGGTTGCCGGTTCGATCCCGGTCCGCTCCATTGGAAGTCTGTGGCTCGACTTAGGGCCAGATTTCCTAGCTGTGTGCCGAAGATGGCTCAAGGCTTCAACTCCTTGGGTTGATCACTAGGTGCACGATCGTCCGTTGTCAGCCGCGAGCGGAGTACCGTGGTTGGTGCGCTCCGCTCGCGGTTTTAATTCTCGCGTTGTAGAAACGGGCTGGGTTCCTCACCCCGACCTTCAAGGCATCACGCAAGGCGGCGATCACGTCGTCGGGGCCGAGCACGCCGTCTCGCACTTGGCGCATCACCTTGCGGTGGTACGGCCAGTTTTTGGCGGAGTCGCCCAGCATCGCGGCGACCTTCGCGGCCACGCTGTCACCATGGGCTCCGCTCGGAGCTGTGGCGGTGGCTCGGATCTCTTTGGCCACTCGATCGACTTCAGTGATCGGGTTGCCCTGGCTGCGCTCGAGGATCGCGAGCTTGGGCGTCTCAAGGCTCGGTCGTGGGAGGTTGGGCCATTGGTCGAGGTGTTCTTCCTCGAATCGGCCGATGGCGAAGGCCAAGGCCATTTGAGGGAACTTGGCGACGTGCGGAGCGAGCAGCTTGGCCTCGAAGATCCGTCGGGCCTGGTCGTCAGGGTGGAGCTGGTCCCAAGCGGCTTGGATCTTGGCCTCACGGTCTCGACTGAGCTGCTCGAATGAGATCGTGGGCTTGGTTTCTGAAACCGATGGAGAATCGACCGTATCGTTGTTCACTTTCAACGGTTCCTTTAACGGTTCCAATGGAAATGTACAAACTTGTCCATTCTGATTGCACAAGGTTGTACATTCTGATTGCACAACTGTGTCCAATCCCAGCGGCCACAAAGCCTCTGGATCTTTGAGCGGCGAGCAGAGCCGTCGGACAAAAACCAATATCCGATCGGGATGGCCGAGATGCTTCGGAAGTGACACCCCGTACACTGGTGCACCTTCAGTCTCGATCCATGCGAGCAGTCGACGTCGCGAGCGGAAGCGGAGCACGCGTCCAGCGAGCACGAGCTGCGTGAGCCCATACCGAATCTGACGGAGCGAGAGGCTCGTGACGTCGGCGATGTGCTGATCGCTGGGCCAAGCGAAACAGGCCGTGGGCGACCTGCAATATTGGCCGAGCAAGAGCGACTCAAGCCGAGCAGCGGCTGGAGTGAGCGAGAGATCGCGCAAGGGATCTTGAGGCATCGCGATGGCGGCAATGGGACTCGGTCGCTCTGAAGCGACGTGCGAGACCACAGCAACCACAGCGTGGCGACTGAGGGCGGCATCCATGTTGTGCACTTCCGTTGTCGAGCCTGGACCCAAGGCAGTATTTGGTTGGTGCTACCCTGGGTTGGCTCAGAGGCGAAAAGAGAGACTGGGTTCCAAGAGAAAAGGCCCACTCCTAGTGGTGGTGCACTAGGAGGGGCCTTCTCAATCACGATTACCGTGACTGCTCGTGAATCGTTGCTCGTGCTCACCACAGCGTTCGAGCGATCTGAGATCACGGTAGTCATGGGAGAGACGGCTCGCAAGGGGGTCGATTATTTTCGTGCCTTGTCGCCACAGAAGATCACGCACAGCTCACTCGGGTCGTGATAGAAGTCGAAGCCGTGCTCGCGTGCTCGTTTCGGGGTCGTGATGTTGGCATCACGCAACGCGGCGGCGAGGTGATCGCAAGCCATCTCGGCGAGCGCTTCGGCAAGTCGCACGGTCGCATCGTTGTGGCAGTATTGGGCCATATCTCGATAGGCCGTGTTCGCGAATTGATACAGGGCTTGAGCGTCGGCAACGATCTCGCGTCGATTTCGGGCCATGAATTCCTCGCGGTTGGCGGTGGCGTTGACGTCTCGGCAAGTGTTCATTACTGGTCATAACTGACTGCCTCACGTGTTAGGCGACGAGCTGACCGTTTGAGCGGCGGATCACAGCGGCCTTACGTTTGGCCTCTTTCATCCCGAGCGTGAGCTGATCGGGCGTCCATCGCGTCACGACTGGACCCCAGCCCTTGTCAGTCGCCCACTGCTTGGTGATGTAGGCCGTGAGGTCGAAGCCAATCGCCGACGTCTCGTTGCGAAGGAGGTAGAGCAGATCTTGCGACGTCACGACGTTGGTCTCGGTCGGCTCGGCTTTCGGCTTGGGCAAGGCTTGCGGAGTCGGAGCGGCTTGAGCTGGGGCTTTGTAGCCACAATGGGCGAGCCGACGCTCTTGGATCGATCGCTCAAAAGCCTCGCGAGCAAACTCGGGCACACCGTTACGCCAAAGGTAGCGACCGACGCCGAGAGCCATCGCGGCACGCTTGATCGCATCCGAGAAACCAGACTTTTCATCGTCGCCACCGTCGGCCATGCCGTGGTAGCCACCACACTCTTCACGGATGATCACTTCGCCACTGGGCAGAGTGATCGTGAGACGACACTGAACGCCACGTGCGAGCTGAGTGTACTGAGCGGTCCAGTTCTGAGGGCCGACAACGTCGTCGAGACGATTAAGCACCGTGGTCGCCGAGACATAAAGCAGCTCGGTCACTTGGTCTGTGTGCTTGCTCTTCTTTTGGAGCGCTCGCACTTCCCAATCCTCAAACGGCAGCATGAGACGGACGAAGATGTCTTGATTGGCTTGCATGATCGAGACTCCATGATTTGATGCGTAAGTCAGAACCTCGTCGCCACTTAGCGACGAGGCAAAACAAGGATTGGCGACAACTCAAGAGGCGACTCGGAGCGGTGGATGATCTTGGCCAATGAAATCGGCCATGTCTTCGCTGGGATTGCCCGACTGGTCAAGTTCCCACTCGTTGTGCATCTCTTCGAAGAAGTCTTCCGTCAGCTTGCGAATGGCGTCGGCTGCTCCCGAGTCGTAAACACCAAATTGCTTAAGAACATCATAAACCAAGCACATCAAATCGAACTCTGAAGCTTGAGCGGGGTTGTCAAACTGAGCACTAACGACTAGATTTGACATCTCATCGACTCCTCTGGTGGTTGGCGGTGGCTCTGGCTCTCGTGATGTTCCAAGCATCACGAGAGCTTTTTTCGTTTGTCTCGACGACGTTCGTCTCGACAATTCAAATATAGAGTTTCTGTCACAGAAAAACAAGAGGGCAGATTGTGATTTTCTCGTTTTGTTTTTTCGGATTGATTTTGTCCAGTGATGACACGATAGTTAGAACAGATTACAAATAGTTACCGAGAGGCATTAGGGGCAATGAAGTGATGGACACTAAGACGATGGCTCGCAAGCAAGGACGTCCCAAAGGCAACCGCAACGACGTTACAGTACGTCTGGACGCGGACATTAAGAGGGATCTTGAAACCATCGCCGCAAGTAGGGATCTCGACCTCAATGTCTATCTCAGCGATCTTTTGCGGCCGATCGCCGCTCGCGAGCTGGCACTTGAAATCGGCAAGATGCAGGATCGCCTCAAGACACAGCAAGAAGCTTCAAGGCCTTCGGAGCGGTCTCCGAAGCGAAGCAAGGGTTCGAAAAACTGACCGCTGATTGATTCCCTCCTAGGATTTCCCATGCGTAACCGTCTTGCCACAACGACCGTGTTGATCGTGCTCTCACTTTCGCTTGCGGGCTGTGAGAGCAAATCTCCCTTTGCCGACCAGGCCGAAGAGCTGGCTTACCTTCAGGCCTTGGGCAATCCGACTCCCGAGCAGTTCAAGCGACGTGGAGAGTTGACAAAGGTCAAGCAAGCTCAAGCCAAAGTGACCGAGACGAAGGCGAAGGCTCAAGCCGATCAAGAGCGTGAAAAGCACTTCCAGAAGCTGGTCAAGCTCGCACGTGGAGCTTATGAGACGAGCAATTGGGCTGATGCTGTCTATTACTTCGGCGAGCTGGTCGAACAGTTTCCCGATCGGGCTGGAGTGAAGGAATTCGCCGCGAAACGAGATGAAGCTCGAGCGAAAGAAACCGCCGAGATTGACGCGTTACGCAACGAATCAAATCCCAAAGTTCACTAACATCGCATGCCTCCTTGGGATCGTGTTCGGCCCACTCGGGGCATTGATCGAGGTGTTGTTGCCTACGTTACGCACTACCAATCATCGGGCCGTGCAAGACGATGATGGCCGAGCAAGCACGACACGAACGCGAGCTGCGGAAGAGCAAGCGCAAAACGACGTGGTGACCGAGCTGGGCTGACATCATGCCTATCACGGTTTGATAGACTTCACCGATCGGAGGAGTGATGGCAGACGCGAACGGATTGAGTCATTGGTTGTACTGGCAAGACGAAAAAGAAGAGGAACATCTCTTGAACTTCACCAATGGAGTCAGCTACAAGCGTGACAGCCAGAGCATCACAATCAATTCGCGACATGGGAACCCTGAGACATTCCAGGCTGGGCGTCCGGGCTATCACTTGCTGTCGTTGAAGTTTGAATCTGTTCTCGTAGAAGCCCTCAAAGAGCCCTTAGCCCAGCCATCATCACCACCACGCAAGCCCAAGGCCAGCATTCGAGGCCGTTGACGTCTCGTGATGAGTTGGGCATGATTGGCGAGGGATCAACGCATGCACGGAGAGCGAATTATGGAAATTCTTGTGATCGGCCAGTACCATCTCAACCCCGACAACATCGCCTCGATCGACTTTGGGACCCATGCTGAGTCGCCCGTTCGCATCAAGCTTGTCGGACCTCACGAGCTAACTCTCGTCGGCGAAGTCGCCAAGGAAGCGAGGTCCAAGTTCCTTCTTCCTCCAATCGTGTCGACGCTTCCCGAGCTGGCTTCCGAGACCGAAGCCTGCCCAGTCGAGCCGACTCAGCCCGAAACACCGACGGAGCCGATCGCCGTTCCGTCTTGATGGAAGTCAATCTGAGTCTGGGAGTCGCGTCGCACCGACTCTCGCCACGAGGCCGTGAACAGCTCGCACTGTTCACGGCCTCGCTTCGTTTATAGCACCGACACTGCCACATACCGATAAACCGAGCATACTTGGACGTGAAAACGTGACTTTGTGAAAATATTCACATAGTGTAAGTTCGCATGGTCTCCATTTGGTTGAAGACTCGCCTTGGGCACGCCCCAACTCATCTCTCGGCCGTTCTGGCTTTCGACCCTTCACAGGATTTCCCACCATGCCAAATATGACCCACCTCAGCTAACGCCCTTGCGCGACGCACCCCGCTCGGCAAGGACGTCGCCACGCCGAGCTGGACCTCACGAGCCTCAGCGGTAGGCGGGCCTTCAAGGTAAGTACGGACTTCCGAGCGGTAAATTCGCCAGACCTACGATGCAGGACTGCCTTGGTCGCATCCGATTCTGAGTCGGCCTCGATCGTGGATCGACAAACGCAATGCCTTGGTTGCGAGCTGCCTTGCAGCTCTCGCGATCATCAGTCCCGAGCTTGCTCCGCCTCATGAGGATCGCACATGCTTCGCCGCTGCTCGCGAGCCATCGTGTCAGTGATCACAGACCCGATCTTGCACATGATTTTTATCGCGGTCGGAGTCTCGGCGATCGGGGCTTACTTCGCGACTCTGGAACCACAGTAGTGGTCGCTCTGGCACTCAAGGCCCTTGTCTCGGGAGTGATCATGAGCCTTGTGCATCGACTGCTCGTGCCACCACCGATGCCTCAATTGGATCTCCCGATTGCTGCTCGATACCTTCCGACCGTCAAGCAAACCATCAATCAAGCGATCACTGGATTCTACTTCGTTGGAGCCGCGGATGGGCTTGGAATTGGAATCACTCTTGGCGTCGTGCTGACTCTGTTTTTGCTCGCACTCTTGTGGATCTTTCGGTCGTTTCTCAGCTCGATCTCGACCACGTTTCGATTGCTGGCCACTCGATTCACTATCCCACCACGAGGACTACTCAAGTGAGCACGGATATCAACCCATCATCGCCACAGCCCAAGAAGATCGGCCCGATCGCGAGTGGTCTGCTCTCGGCGATTTTGTATCTCTCGCTGTTGTGCGTGGTCATTAAGCTCGTGGGCTGTTCGGTCGACTCGGTGCGACAGATCGGCCACGGCAAGATCACTGAGGCCCAGCTCCAACGATGTCCGATCGATGGCCCTTGCCTTCCGTCGTCGAGCAGCTCGCCAGCCAGCACTCCAGACGCCAAGCCGATGAAGCGGCCGAGCGGTGATGTCATGCCGTGGGAGTCGGCTGTGCGGATCCGGATCAAGGCCGACAAGTCTGAGACTTCAGGTAGTGGGACGATTGTCGTGGGCTCTCCAGAGCGGTCGATTGTGCTGACGTGTGCCCATCTCTTTCGAGGCAAGAGCCAGGCCACCCCGAAGACGTTCGCGTTGCCGATCTTTGTCGATCTGTTCAATGGCAAGTTCAAAGCTGAGTATCTCGAAACTGTGATCGGATCGTGCATCGACTTCGACCTGGCTCGTGATGTGGCTCTGATTGAGATCAGGCCGAATCGACCGTTAAAGGCATCGATCGTGGCGATTGGTTGGAGACCAGTCTTGGGCGAGATGTACTTCGCGGTCGGTTGCACGCGCGGCAACTATCCCACGACTTGGGCTGTGGCGAATGTGGGCTCGTTTGGAGGCCTCGTCGGAAAGTATCGAGCTATCTCGACCACGTATCCACCGATCGAAGGCCGATCGGGTGGAGGCCTCTATCTCGCCGACGATGGCCGCTTGGTCGGTGTCTGCACTGGCCACGCTGATGGCATCGGTCTCTATGCCGAGACGGCTTCAATCAAGCGAATCTTCGAGACCAACGGACTCACTGAGCTGACGACCTCTCCGCCTTCAGGAGACCGGATTCCACGAGCCAACATCGAGCCACCGACGGCGATCGATTCGACGGTGCCGATCGGCTCGGGCAAGGTGCAAGGGCTTACGCTCCCATCTCAGCTCGATCTCGGTCACATCGTGCTCGGTGGCGGTGCTTTGGTCGGTATCTGGCAATGGCTCAAACATGCAGCTCTCGCTCGGCTCACGAGTGGTCAGTGCGTGCAGGCGTCGCCACTCGTGACGGAGCTGGATACCAGAGTCGCGAAGGCCAGTCCGCACGATCCAATCATGGATCTCGTCGCCGAGCTGCGGAAGCAACGGCTCGCGAAAGAGGATGAGGCGAAGGCCAAAGCGGCTGCTCAAGAGGTGATCGAACTGGCTGGGAAGATCAAGGCCGTCGTGGACCCTACCTCAACGGCCAACGCCGACGGCAAATAAGCGGACCTCGTTGGATCTATTGCAAGCAACCTCCTCCACGTGAGTGCCCTCTATGCCACGTTTCGTACGAGGCCCAGTGATCGGGCCGATTGAAAAGAAGGCTCCTCAAGCCGAGCCGACGAGTCACGCGCTCGACCAGGTCGCCGACTTCCTTGGCATGAAGCCGAATGACACGGCCGTGTTCGAAGTCCGACCGCTCGGTGCCGATCAGAATCCGCTTGCGGCGATCCACGTGATTGCCTCGACCAACGCCTCGGACCCGAGCCTCACCGACGACGAGCAAGACGCCAAGTGGCTCAGCGAGTCGTCGCCGCGTGGTGAGTATCGAGTGCCACCCGATGGCACGCATTCCAACGTCGAGATCCACGTTCCCGAAGTGCCTTTCGGGCTGTCGTACTGGGTTACGTTCTTTGAGTACGCGAGCTGATGTCCACCCACGCCCCTGGATCACTGAGGCTCGAATGGGTTGATCCCAGTTCGTTGGGTCCAAACCCAGCGAACTGGCGCATCCATCCCGAGCCACAGCGAGCGGCTCTGTCTCAGTCGCTCGACCAGGTCGGTTGGGTTAAGCCTCTGATCTTCAACGCGACCACTGGCCATCTGCTGGATGGCCACATGCGCCGTGAAGATGCGATCAAGCGAAAGTGTCTTGTGCCAGTCGTGATCGGCGAGTGGGATCTGGCTCACGAGCGAACGATTCTCGCCACGCTCGACCCGATCGCCATGATGGCCGAAGCCGACTCGACGGCGTTCTCTAAGCTGCTCGAAACCTTGGAGACGACGGGCCCCGATTTGATGGGCCTCATCTCTCAGACGGCTGATGCGTGCGGTCTGTTTGCGGATCTGCAATCGGGCAAAGACGACGACGATGATCGCTCGTTGGCTACGGTCGACCCGACGGCTCCGACTGAGGCGACTGACGAGGATCGAGACACGGTCCCCGATGCGATCTACCCGAGCAACAACGATCTCGGGATCCCGACGCTCGATTTGAAGCTCCAAGCTCGTGCGGTCGACTTCCCAGTCCAGACTTGGGGCTCGATCAGTGCGAATGTGCCGATGACTGGGACGTGGTGCTTCTACGTCGACGATCATCGCTTCGAGCCGATCTGGAAGAACCCGCTCAAGGTGCTCCGCTCGGCCCCGACTAACGCGATCGAGCCAAACTTCAGCACACACGAACAACATCCACTCGCCTTCGCGATCTGGCAGACCTATCGCAAGCGCTGGTGTGCTCGATTCTGGCAGACGCGAGGCGTGCGGATCTTCGTCGACCTCAACGTGGACGCGACGTTTCGAGCGATCAACTTCCTCGGCGTTCCCAAGGGCTGGACAGCCTTCGCGAATCGTGCTCACGACCAAGGCGATGGGCTGATCGAGGCTCACGCCGCGGCTTGCGAGCACTCTGGCACCGATCAAATCCTCTACCTCGTCTACGGCGGTGGCAAGGCCGTCAAGCAGCTCGCCCAAGAGCAGTCTTGGATCTGGGTTCCCGAGCAGTACGACACAGCTCACGCTCGGATCGCGGCACAAAAGGAGGCTCAGCATGGGTCGGGGCAAAGCAGCGGTCAAGAAGGGCATCAGAGGCCGAGCGATCAAAGTTCGGGGGCCAAGCTCGGCAAACCCAAGCTCAAGCGATCGCCCCGTAAAAAAGCTCCTTAATGGCGATCGTGGGGCTGTAGTGACTGGGAAGAACTCCAAAGCCTCGCAAGCCAACAAGGCTGCCAAGGCTGGATTCTCCAAGTTTGCTGCTCGGCTGAAGGGTCTCGGATAAGCCGAAACGAGTGCATACCAGAGCGCATATTGAGGCTTTTCTCACGTGGCCAAACCTCTCTCCAAAACCCAACGAACCGACCTTGAGGCGAGCGCATGGGCTCTCTCTCAGCAAGGTTGGAGTCAGCCTCGAATCGCTCGCCACCACGACGTCGATCAAGGCACGGTTTCGAGGGCCTTGGCCAAGGTCAGAAAGCGGGCATCAGAGAAACTCGACGAGGACGCCAAGCTCTGGCTCGTGACGCTTCTTGAGCAGCTCGAACACGTCGCCGACGAGGCGTTGCAAGCTTGGGAGCGATCCAAGAAGCCCAAGAAGAAGGCCTCGCGCAAGTCTGGGCTCTCAGTGGTTGGCACCGACGGCGAAACGACGGCGGGCCAAGATCAGACCATGACAGAGATCGTCGAACGTGAAGGCGAGCCAGGCTTCCTCAATGCCTACTTCGGAGCCATTGATCGCATTCGGACGATGCTCAATCTGGACGCTAGGACCATTCCGCGAGAGTCCGTAACTTACGACGGAGACACACCTTCCGTTCGTGATGCACTCGCCGAAGCTGAAGCCGCTGATGCAGCCTATCGACCCGACCCACCTTCTGAGGCACATGCACCTTGAGACGCTCCTTAGCTATCACATTCACCGTGCTCGTCTATCTGGCCGTCTTCACATTCGCGACGGCCTTGGCCCTCCACGCCACGAGCGAGGCAAGCCCGATGAAGTCACGCTCTGAGCGGCTCCGTGAACTGGTCAGCTCGTGCAAGGACGATTACACACGCTTCGGTTGGTCGATCCTTGGGCGCGATGGGAGCAAGGCCTACTGGTCAAGGCAACGTGAGATCTGTCGATCGGTGGTCGAGTGCCACACGACGGTCGTGCCAGCCGGCAACGCTGTGGGCAAGAGCTATGTCGCTTCGGGGATCGGTCTTGGCTTTCTGTACACTCGGCCCGGATCGCTCGTGTTCACGAGTGCACCGACGCAAGCCCAGCTCCAAGGGGTGCTCTGGAAGGAGATGAGTCGAGCGCATAGCTCAGCTCGCGTTCCTCTCGGTGGCAAGATCAGTGGATCGGGCCCGATTAAGCTCGAACTTGGCGACGGCTGGATGGCCTATGGGCACGTCTCGGGCAAAGTGGAGGCGATGTCAGGCCACCACGCTCGTGATCTGCTCGCGATCGTCGACGAGGCGTCTGGCGTCCCCCAAGCCGTCTACGATGCGGTCGATTCGCTCAATCCCAGCCGTCGGCTACTGATCGGCAACCCACTCCGCGGGGAAGGCACGTTCTACGAGCTGTGTCGTCAGGCTGACGAAGGAGCGGACCCCAAACTGCTGCGCAAGATAGTGATCCCATCGACCGAAAGCCCTCACGCTCATCTCGAACGATCGCCGTGTGGCATGGCCGATCGGACGTGGCTTGAGGCCATGCGATCCCAGTACGGCGAGAACTCGCTGTGGTGGTTGTCTCACGTGCTGGCTCTCTTCCCCGGAGAGAGTGACGACACGCTCGTGCTCAAGGCTTGGATCGACTTGGCC